ATGTCGCAGGCCTGCTGTGGCGCGCACCTCGCACCGTCCCCGAGATAGCCGACATCACGGGCTCGAGGACCGACGACGTCACCCGCGTGGTCGCGGCACTGGTCGAGGAGGGCCTGGTCAAGCCCCACGGCGTGAGGCCCCGCCCCAAGGGCAAGGGCGGCCGCGCGCCGCAGATCTATGCATGGGTGGAACGCGATGGCTAAGGTCTACGCCAGCATGTATGAGAGGCTGGTCGCGAACAGCGAGAAGCCCGACGACCAGAACGAGTGCGGCTGCTGGCTCTGGACAGGCAAGACCGACGGCAAGCGCTGGCCCTACGGCAAGGTCAACGTGCGCATCGAAGGGAGGCACGTGTCGCTGCGCGCGCACCGCGCCATGGCCGAGGTGGTCGAAGGCCGCGCGCTGGACCCTGAGCACGAGACCGTAGAGCACCTGTGCGGCAACCCGCTGTGCGTGAACCCCGACCACTTCGAACTGATCGACCGCGTGGACAACTCGCTGCGATCGATCCTTGAGAAACCGAGAGGCATCTGGAATGGCAGCTGAAGGCGATCTGCGCAAGAAACTCAAGGCGCGAGTCGAGGCCTACGGCGGCGAGATCCGCGCTGTTAGTTGGTTGGGCCGACGGAACGCGCCGGACGTGCTGGTGCTGTGGGGCGACATGGTGTGGCGCGATGACCTCCACAACACGCACCCCTTCGTCGAGACCAAGGCCCCCGGCGGCAAGCCCAGCGCAGCGCAGGCCCGGGAGCACGAGCGCATGCGGGCCGCAGGTTGCGAGGTGCTGGTGATCTCGACCGAAGCGCAGTTGAACGAGTGGTTGTCTCCGCTGTGAGTTGCTGGGCCAAAGTCACGAAGTTCGACCCGCGCTCCGCAGCACTGGCCGACCGGCACTACTCTCGTCGCAAAGTGGGGTCACCCCAGTTCATGCCGCCAGGCCAAACGCTTATCCTGCTGAGCGATGACGAGGCGGCCGTTTTTGGCTGGTGGCGCCCAGACCCAAAGAGCGGCATCAAGGCAATGAACGGTCTTGACGGGCGGACGTGCACGATCTTCCGCAACGAGTCGTTGGCGTACGTCTCGTCGGCGATGATCCTTGAAGCGGAACAGATGCTTCTCGCCGAGGGCTACGACATCGGCCCTGACGGCTTCATCACCTATGTCTGGGACAAGAAAGTGAACAGCGCAAACCCCGGCTACTGCTTCAAGCTGGCAGGGTACAAGACCCGAGGCCGGAGCGCCGATGGCAAGAAGACGCTGCTGACCAAACCGTACCCATGAGACCGTTCACTCCGCACCCCTACCAGTCGATCATGATCGACCACGCGATCAGCAACCCCCGCTGCGCGCTGTGGGCTGGCATGGGCATGGGCAAGACCAGCAGCACGCTCGCCGTGTGCGACGCGCTGCTGCTCGCCGGCCTCGCGCGGCGGCCGCTGATCCTGGCCCCGCTGCGCGTGGCCCGGTCGACGTGGCCTGGCGAGGCCGAGAAGTGGGAGCAGTTCGCGCACCTGCGGGTGCAGCCCATCATCGGCAGCGCCGAGGAGCGCCGGGCCGCGCTGCAGGCCAGCGCCGACATCTTCACGATCAACTACGACAACCTCGTGTGGCTGGTCGACACGCTGGGCGCGCACTGGCCGTTCGACATGGTGGTGGCCGACGAGTCCACGCGCCTGAAGAACTTCCGCATCAAGCAGGGCGGCAAGCGCACCCAGGCGCTGAGCAACGTCGCGCACTCCAAGGTCAAGCGCTGGATCAACCTCACCGGCACGCCGGCGCCGAACGGCCTGAACGACCTGTGGGGGCAGACCTGGTTCCTCGACGGCGGCTACCGACTGGGCCGCAGCTACTCGGACTTCGAAAACCGGTGGTTCGGCTATCAGCGCGCGAAGGACGCGGTCAACGCGCACAAGACCTTCGTCAAGCGTGTCGTCTTCCCGCACTCGCAGACCGAGATCCAGGATCGCCTGCGCGACATCTGCCTCACGCTGGACCCGAAGGACTGGTTCGACCTGAACGACCCGATCGTGCGCACCGTCGAGGTGGAGCTCCCGGCCAAGGCCCGCAAGCACTACCGCGACATGGAGCGCGAGATGTTCACGCACCTCGAGGGTCACGACATCGAGGCATTCGCCGCGGCGGCCAAGACGATCAAGTGCCTGCAGATGGCCAACGGCGCGGCCTACGTGGGCGAGTCCAACACAGAGTGGGTGGTGACACATGACGAGAAGATCGAAGCCCTCAAGTCCGTCGTTGAGGAGGCATCAGGGGCGCCCGTACTGGTTGCTTACCACTTTCGCAGCGATCTTGCCCGCCTTCAGGCGGCATTCCCGGAAGCCCGGCAGCTTGATGCTTCGCCCCAAACCATTGAAGATTGGAACGCTGGGCAGATACCGATCCTACTGGCTCACCCGGCTTCGGCGGGCCACGGTCTGAACCTGCAGGATGGGGGCAACATTCTGGTCTACTTCGGGCACTGGTGGAATCTGGAGGAGCGCCAGCAGATCCTCGAGCGCATCGGGCCGATGCGTCAGAAGCAGGCCGGCCACGAGCGCCCCGTCTTCGTCTACAACATCGTGGCCCGCGACACGGTGGACGAGGTTGTCATCGACCGCATGCAGTCCAAACGCGAGGTGCAGGACTTGCTGCTTGAGTACATGAAGAACCGAAATGGCTGACTTTCACTCGTGGTCCAAAGAGAACCTCGCCAGGCTGGCCGAGGAGCAAACCGCGCGCATTGTGGAGTTGGAAGCGGACAACAAGACACTGCTCTTGGCCTGGCGCCAAGCGCTTGCGCAAGCGACAGCATCTGCTACACTGACCGAACCCTCCAAGGAACTGAAATGAAACTCCTCACCGCCGCCCTGTTCGCTGTCTGCACCACCTCGGCCTTCGCCACGGGCAAGCCGCCTGCCCAGCCGCCTGCCACGCCCCCGGCAGCCGTGCCCGTCAGCGCGACGGCGCAGGCCGCTGCGGCGGCAGGCTCGGTGTCCGGCGCGGCGGCCACCAACGGCGGCATCGACTACAAGGCCGACGGCAACTTCTACGTGATGCCGGCGCCGGTCGCCGCGGCCCCGCTGCCCGCCGGGCTGTGCCCGCAGGGCGACAGCGTGTCGTTCGGTATCCTGTGGAACATGTTCAGCTACGCGCGCAGTTCCACGCGCACGGAGATGGAGTGTCTCGACAAGGTGCTGGCCGTGGTCAAGGCCCAGACGCCGGCGCCCGTGGTGCTGCGCCTGAATGACGGTGTGACGGCCGAACCCGTCATCTGCCCGCTGAAGCCGTCGGTCAAGAGGACCGCGGCCAAGGCAACCAAGAAGGGAGTCTGCAATGCGTGATCATCTGTTGGGCTGCGCCCAGTTCATCCCGGACGTCGAGAACGAGCGGGTGATGTCGCCCGCCAAGGCGAAGCCGTTCGCGCTTGGCATTCCGACGCGCGTGCACGCCGAGGCCGCCGCGAAGTTTACTCGGTGGGACGCGGCCAACGCCACCAAGGAATTCGAAGACACCGACCACACGCCGGCAGGCATGATGGCCGACTTCCCGCGCGAGTACGACCTGAAGGCGATGCTCAACGAGGCGGCCGGACGTCGCGACGCCATCAGCGGTTCGTGGGGCAAGTCGCTCGACGATCTGATGCGGGAGTACGACGATCTGATGCGGGAGTACGACGAGCAGGTTCAGCGGCAATGCGGCATCAACGACCTGGTGTTGAACGCGAATGAGTCGACGATGATGTGGAGGTACCCGGGCTCGGCCGAGATCAAGGACTTCTACAAGCGCGCTGCACTGAACAAGGTCACCGATCAGGAGCGCGCGACGTTCGAAGCGCGCCTGAAGGTACCGAAGATGCACGTCGGGGTGGACCTGGCGAAGCCCTCTGCCAGCGATCAGATGGCGGCTGCGTTTCTCCGTGGCTACACCGGTGCTCCCTACGACGACGCGCCGCACGGTCTGTTGGCGCAGTACGCAGCCAACTGGAGGAAGTGAACACCAGCCCGTTGCCTGACTGGCGCGGTCACACCTGTGTGATCGCTGCCAGCGGGCCTAGCCTCACTCCCGAGCAGTGCTTTACGGCCGTGATGTCGAAGGCCAAGGTCATCGCCATCAACACGACGTTCCGCATGCTCCCTGAAGCCGACGCGCTGTATGCCTGCGACTACCTCTGGCTCAAGTGCCACAAGGCCGAGTTCATGCCGGCCTTCAACGGCCGCGTGTGGACGCAGGATCGCGCGGCGGCCGAGCAGTTCAACCTCAAGTACGTGCGGCACGCTGCACGCGATGGGCTGGGCCGCGGCAACACGCTGCACGTCGGGGGCAACTCCGGTCACGGCGCGATCAACCTGGCGTACCTCTTCGGCGCGCGCCGCATCCTGCTGATCGGCTACGACATGCGCGAGATCGGCGGCAAGAAGCACTGGCACCCGGACCACCCGGCGCCGTGCGTGCAGAAGCAGCAGTTCGGCGAGTGGATCCACAAGTTCCGCAAGCTGGCCGAGGATCTCAAGGCCACGGACTGCGAAGTCATCAACTGCACGCCGAAGTCGGCGTTGCAGTGTTTCCCGATGGGCGATCTGGAGCAGGAGCTCGCGAAGTGAGAGTCGCCAACATCCAAGTCCGCAAGGAGCCGTACTACCGGCGCGCGGCGATCGAGCAAGGCCTGCAGCGCCTCGGCTACACACTGACTGCCGACAAGGCCCCCAAGGGCCGCGAGTCGCTGCTCGTGCTCTGGAACAAGAAGCGCGGCCTCGAGGAGCAGTGGGCCGACAACTGGGAGCGGCAGGGCGGCACCGTCATCGTGATGGAGAACGGCTACCTGCAGGCGGTCGACAAGACTTACTACGCCATCAGCGTGCACGGCCACAACGGCTCGGGCTGGTTCCCCTTGGGCATCGAGAACCGGTTCGCGAAGCTGGGCTTTGAGATCAAGCCGATGGTGCTGCGCGACGGCCCGATCGTGGTCCGCGCCCAGCGCGGCATCGGCTCGGCGCTGATGGCCAGCCCGCCTGGCTGGGCCGAGAAGCTGGCGGCCAAGTTGAAGGCCAACGGCCTGCCGGTCAGGCTGGCCCCGCACCCTGGTGACAAGGGCAAGCTGGAGAAGGACCTGGCTGCGCTGAAGGGCGCCAGCCTGCTGCACATCTGGTCGAGCGCGATGGGCGTGCGCGCGCTGGTCGAGGGCATCCCCGTGCAGCATCACGCGCCGCGCTGGATCTGCGGCCTCGGCCACCAGACCCGCGAGGACAAGCTGCGGTTCATGGCTCACGGTCAGTGGCACCACGAGGAGATCGCGACGGGTGAGCCGTTTGCGCGCATCCTCGACAACTTGGAGTCCGTGAAATGGGCCTGACCATGTGGCCGGTCCCTGGCAAAGCCAAGTCGAAGCTGATCTGCAGCGCTTTCGCTGCGGGGGCACCGAAGGGTGCCAGCGGCTCGGTCTTCTTCGGTACCGAGGGTGTCATGTCGGCCTTCCAGAAGGCCAAGAGCGGCACCTGGTGGTACATCGACAACTCCTACTTCGACAAGCACCGCGGCATTTACTTCCGCGTGACCAAGAACGCGCTGCAGGTCGACCCCCGCGGTCGCGTCAGCACTGGCGAGCGCTTCGACAGACTCGACGTCCCGATCAGGGCGTGGTGCGATCCGCTCGGCGAAGACACGCTGTTGTGCCCGCAATCCGACGACTTCATGAAGTCGACGCTGGGCCTCAAGGATTACGACTGGACGCGCGAGGTGCGGTCGATCATCAACACCTACGATCGCCCCGACCTGCCGGTGCGCGTGCGGCACTGGAACCGCGACAAGCTGAAGGCCGCCGTCGTGCTCGAGCACGAGCTCCCGCACTGCCGCCTGGTGATCTCGCACTCGTCGTCGGCCAGCATCACGGCACTGCTGGAGGGCGTGCCGTCGATCAGCACCGGCCCCACGGCCGCGGCGTACCACCTCACCGGGCCGCTGACGCGCGAGTCGTTCATCGACCCGCCGAAGCCCAGCTACGAGGACCGCTACCAGTTCGCCAGCGTTCTCGCGGACAATCAGTTCACTCTTTCCGAGTTCAGCACAGGAGTCGCGTGGAAATGGCTGGAAAAGCAGTAGGCAAGGGGTGGTTCTCCACCGCCGGGCGGCCGGGTGATCGCACCCTCGACCAGCAACTCAACGGTCTCGACCGGCTGCTGGGTGCGGTGTACGGCAAGACCGTGCTCGACGTCGGCTGCGCCGAGGGTCTGATCAGCATCGAGATGGCCAAGGCCGGCGCTGTCGCGGTGCACGGTGTCGAGATCGTGCCTGGCCACGTGGTCGTAGGCAACAAGCTGCGCGGCGATCTGCCCATCACGTTCGAAGTCGGCGACGCGAACGTGTGGAGGCCGCGACGCCACTACGACGTCATCGCGATGCTGGCGCTGCTGCAGAAGGTCAAGAACCCGACCGTCGTGTGCGCCGAGATCGTGGAGTTCGCCCGCGAGATGGTCGTGCTGCGGCTGCCGCCCAAGCACGCGCCGACGATCATCGACGAGCGCTCGGGCAACCAGCCGCATCACATCGGCGAGACCATGAAGCGCGCGGGCTTCTACCTCGAGCACGCGGGCTACGACGGCGCCTTCGGCGAGTGGGTGGGCAACTACCGGAGAGTCAAGTGAAGACGCTCCTCACGATGTACCGCGAGATGGCCGACTCCGGCGTGCAGTTCCGCGGCCTCAGCCTGCTGAACAACGCCGACCAGGTGGGCAAGTTCATCAAGCGCCTGCACGCCCAGACCGTGCTCGACTACGGCGCTGGCGCTGGCGACGCGTACCGCAGCCCGCACAAGATCTACAAGACGTGGGGCCTGCCGATCAGCAGCATCACGCTCTACGATCCCAGCTTCAAGCGGCACGAGAAGAAGCCCGATCGGCGCTTTGACGTGGTCGTGTGCTCGGACGTGCTGGAGCACATCCCGGAAGACGAGGTGCCGCGCTTCATCGCCGACCTGTTCAATCACGCGAAGCTGGGCGTGTGGGCCAGCGTGTGCTGCCGCCCAGCGAAGAAGTTCTTCCCCGGCACCGACGTCAACCTCCACTGCACGATCAAGCCGCTGGAGTGGTGGCAGGAGCAGTTCACGCAGGCCCAGGCGCTGTTCACAGACCTCGACCTGCAGTGGGAACTTGTGGAGACACCGTAGTGGGCGCCGGCGACTGGCTGATGGCCTCGGGCGAGGCCCGCAAGATCCACAAGCAGACCGGCCACGGTGTGCTGATTGTCAACGCCATGGGCAAGATCCAGAAGTCCGAGGTCTTCGACGGCGTGCCCTACATCCTGAGCAAGCCGCCGGCGGGCAAGCCCTACAGCAAGCTGCGCAACGCGGCCGGTCTGCGTCCCTACATCCTTGCCAAGACGATGGAGCGGTGGACGTGGAAGCCCTACAAGCCGATCCCGGCCGAAGTGTTCTTCACGCCCGAAGAGTTGGCCTTCGCCGAGCCGTTCCGCGGCGCGATCATGGTCGAGCCCAACGTCAAGGCGATCGGGCACAGCAACAAGGACTGGGGCTGGATCAACTGGTCGCAGCTGACGTCGTCCATGCGCCTGGCGAACATCGGCCCGATCATCCAGTGCCTTGGGCCTGGACAGAAGGCGCTCAACCACGTCATTGCGGTAGGCACACCCACGTTCCGGCACGCACTGGCCGTGCTGTCGGTGGCTCGAGCGTTCATCGGCACCGAAGGCGGCCTGATGCACGGCGCGGCCGCCGTGGGCACGCCAGCGGTCATCCTGTGGTCTGAGTTCATCAGCCCCGACATCACAGGCTACGCCATGCACCGCAACATCCGGCACGCCGGCAAGCCCTGCGGCATGCGCACGAACTGCCGCGGCTGCCGTGAGTCGATGGCGAAGATCCTGCCAGCGGAAGTGCTGGCCAACCTGAAGGAAATCCTGAAATGAAGCAAGTCAGCGGCTGGTGGATGCCGGACCACGAAGCACACCTGGGCCCGTGGATGGCTCACGCCAAGAACAAGTTGATCCTGAACGGTCGCCAGGCCTACCAGGGCAAGAAGCAACTCGCAGCGCTGAAGCACTGCAAGAAGCACCGCGTCGCGGTCGACGTCGGCGGTCACGTGGGCCTGTGGTCCTACAATCTGGCGCACGAGTTCGCCGCGGTGTTCGCCTTCGAACCGGTGCTCGCGCATCGCGAGTGCTTCGAAAAGAACCTCGCCGGTGTGGGGCAGCACGTGCACCTCCACGGCATCGCGCTGGGCGCCAAGCACGGCTCGGTGGCCATGTGGTCCGAAAAAGGCAGCAGCGGCAACACGCAGGTCCGCGGCGAGGGCGACATTCCCATGGAGACCCTCGACAGCCTCGACCTGATCCACGTCGACTTCATGAAGCTGGACTGCGAGGGCTTCGAAGAGAACGTGCTGCGCGGCGGCGTCGAGACCATCACGAAGTGGAAGCCGGTGGTCATCGTCGAGCAGAAGCGCGACATGGCCAACCGCTTCGGCCTGCCGCTGCTGGGCGCGGTGGACTTCCTCAAGACCCTCGGCTACAAGGTGGCCGAGGAAATCAGCGGCGACTTCATCATGGTGCCGGCATGATCCGCGCGTTCTCTCGGTGGCTGTTCATGCGCACGCACCGGCGTGAACTCCTTGTCTGCGCCCGGTATGTGCGTGGGCAAGAGGGCATGGATGGCGGGCCTCCGGTAGATGTCGGTCGCCGCGCGGGCATGCTCGACGCGATTGAAATTTTGGGGTTGCTGGAATCATGAAGGTCTACATCGGTTACGACGAACGCGAGCACGACGCTGCGCAGGTCTGCGCGAAGACGCTGCGCGAGGTCACCTTCGGCGAGATCGACCCGGAGTTCCTGTGCCTCAACAGGCTGTACGCCAGCGGGCTGCTGACCCGGCCGCGCGACACGCGCACGCTGCGCGAGTACGACCTCGTCAGCAACGCACACTACAGCACGCGGTTCAACATCTCCCGCTTCCTGACGCCGATCCTGTGCCAAGGCGGCTTCGCGCTGTTCCTCGACTGCGACATGGTGTTCCTCACC